ACCTCCGCGTGATGAGGCACCGTACAGCGTCATGCTGTGGGTGACAGACGCGGATCGCGAGAAAATCATTGATGGCCTTTCCGGCCAACACGCCCTCACCGACGAGGAGCGGGAGGCGGTTGAGACTGCGGCCCTGATCTACGAACAAGGCGCAAAGCAGATGGGCCACGTTGAGGATGGAAAACGGGCGGTTGCGTTGCGGGCCATGCTGGAACGATTGGTCTGAGAACCACTGTGTATGCGGTTCTCGATAGCGGCGGCCGTTCCGCATAACGCCCCGCCGATTCCTTGCCGCACGGCCGCGTGACGCTCGCCCCGGCGTTACCGAGTGCTGCATAGTCGGATCGCTTGACAGCCTTGGCATCCTGCGTGCGTCCCGGCGGATACCGGGAGTTCACGGAGGATGATTCATGCGTTTCGTTTTGCTCGCTACTGCCCTTGCGTTTGCCGCCGTGGCCAACGCCGACACCACCGTGGTGGCTCGTCGTGGCTCAGTCGTCAGTGCCAGTGATCACGCCGTCGTGATCGCTCGCCGTGGCTCGCTGGGTCACAGCAGCTGCGGCCAGTACGAGGGGATCGGGTTCTCGACCGTGTCGCCGGAGCACGCCAAGCGGTCGTGCTGCTTCTACGGGCAGCGGACGCCCGTGGACATCGGCGTTGCGTGGAGCCCGCTGCGGCGTGGCTGGTTCGCTGTGATCCGCTATCGGTGATTGAGTTCACGGTGCTCGGGAAGCCGGTGACGCAACCCCGGCAAAAGTTCTGCAGGAACGGGCACTCATACACGCCCGACAACGGAATCGTTGCGTACCGAGAAGCGATTGCCCTGGCGGCGAAAGCCGCCGGGGCGTCGCCGATTGAGCGAGCTCCTTTGACGCTTGAAATCCATTGGGTTTTTGAAAGACCCAAGTCTCACTTCAAGGCCAACGGAGAACTGAACCCAAGGACGGCACTGCCGCTGCCGCCTGGCGACGGCTCGAACTACTTGAAGGGCGTTGAAGATGCCCTGAACGGCATTGCGTGGAAGGACGACGTGCAGATCGGCAAATGGAACTTGTCGAAAGAGTACGGGCAGGAGGCACGGACGACCGTGCGGATCTCGTGAGCGAGCCACAGTACGCCGTGTTCAGCGACTACGAGCGGCACGCCCTGGGTGCCATGAGCTCGCACACATACGAGATCGACGCCAAGCGGCTCGGGTTCACGCTGGCCCGGTACAAGTTCGTGGCCCGTGTGCTCGCCGGCTGCGATTGGGTTCTAGAGATCGGCTGCGGCGATGCGTTCGCCACCCGCATCGTGGCCCAGGCCGTCGGCAACGTCATCGCCACCGATTTCGACACTGCCTTTATCGACGAGGCCCGCTCTAGGCAGCGGCCAGACAACGTGATGCTGATGCAGCATGACATGGTGGCCGGGCCACGGTACGTGCCGGATCGCCTGCCGAAACTCTTCGACGCCGCCTACGCCTTGGACGTGCTCGAGCACATCCCGCCGCACCATGAGGGGGCGTTTCTTGGCAACGTGGCCCTGAGCATCGGCGAGTACGGCACGTTCATCTGCGGGATGCCGTCGCTGGAGTCTCAGCCGCATGCGTCCGCACTGAGCCGGGCCGGGCATGTCAACTGCAAGACCGAGGCAGGGCTGCGGTCCACGCTCAAGCGGTACTTCAGGAACGTGTTCGTGTTCGGCATGAACGACGAAACGCTGCACACGGGCTTCGGCCCGATGTGCCACTACCGGCTGGCCATCTGCACGGGAGCGACGCTGTGAGCGTGTCCGTCGTCATCCCGACGTGGAACCGGGCGGCCACGCTGGGCCGTGCGATCGTGTCGGCTGCGTGCCAGAACCCGTCCGAGGTCGTCGTGATCGACGACGCCAGCACGGACGACACGCCCGGCATCGTGGAGCAGCTGCAGGGCGTCTACCCGTGCATCCGCTACGTGCGGCACCGGGAGAAGTCAGCAGATTGGCAAGCCGCTGCGGCCACCGTGTACCCGTCTCTCGTGGGCTTGCACGTCATCTGCATGGGTGCCGACGACCGCCTGCTGTCTGGCATCGTGGGCAGCGTGGAGCGGTTCCAGACGGCTGCCGTGGTGTTCCACGATTACCAAGTTGCGAACCCGGCCGGCGAGATCGTGGGCCATGTTGGCTGCGGGCTGGAGTCAACGACAACCATGACGCCGGCCGACGTTCGACGCCGGCTGCGGGAGTGGCCGGTGCCCACGGAGACGGGCATCGGGGCGGCGATCCAGTTGGAGTGGCTTCTGCGGTTAGGCCAGCACCAGTGGTGGCAGATGGGCCCGTGGTCCGACTGCATCGCCTACAGCGTCGTGGCCGGCACGGCCGGGGCTGTCTACGTGCCGCAGGACGGGGCCGTGTTTACGGACGACACCGCTGGCTACGGGCACACCCACCGCGCGGGGCCCGAGGCCGCCGAGTACATGCACAGAGTGCGGCAGTTCCTCAACCGCACAGAAACCCCGTACAGCGTATCGGCCGCCCTGTGCGGCAAGCGAGGTGTGCCCTATGCCTGAGTTGCCAGCCGACCTGTGGATGCCGCACCCCGACTTCGCCGAGGAGTTTGACCGCCGCCACGCCGAGGGGCTCGAGCGGCTGCGGCACTCGTCCATCGCCGTCGTCGGCTTGGCCCGCAACTGCGGGCCGCAACTGGCTAACAACCTGCGGCGAGTCGAGGCCCTCGGCCAGCATTGCAAGTCGTGGCAGCTGCACATCGAGTCGAACGACTGCACCGACGACACACTAGACGTGCTGGCCGAGTTCTCTCGGCAGCACAAAGAGGCGACGTTTCACTATGAGATTCTCGGCCGTCCGCACCTACCGGGTGAGTTCGCCGGCCGCCGCACCGTCGCCCTGGCTGAGTACCGAGACAGATGCCAGAGGTGGGTGCGATCGTGTGCAGGCCAAGCCGACTACGTCATCGTCATGGACTTCGACTTATGGGCGGGGTTTTCGCAGCACGGGCTCGTAAACGCCGTCGGCTGTCTCGTGGAGATGCAAGGTGCCTACGGCATGGCCAGCGTAAGTTTGTTTCAGTACGACTTCGGCAACGGCCCGCAGTGGGCCCATTACGACCTGTGGGCGTTGCGTGGGGTTGGCCAGCGGGACTGCTACTGGGACCAGTACCGGGGCGGCCGAGGCGGGTTTGGCTACACATGGATGCCGCCCGTCGGGTCGCCGCCGTCTCTGGTGTCGAGTGCGTTCGGCGGCATGGCGATCTACCGCACCGATGCCTACCTGGCCGGCACGTACGACGGCACGACTGACTGCGAGCATGTTCCGTTCCACCAGAGCATCGCCAGGGCCACTGGGCAGCTGCTGTATGTGTGTCCGTCGATGAGGACGATCGTGTCGTGGATGGAGCCATGCGAGGCGACACCGCAACCATCAGCCTGACGGCGTTCAGGGCAGATTGGGCGACGCACATGCCGATGCGGGCATTGTGCGAACGGTGGACTATTTCCCGTGACCAAGTCATCCGCCTGGCCGTCGTGTGGCAGCTGCCCCGCCGGCACGACCGCAAGCTCCGGGCGAAGCCGGTACGTCAGCGGGATCCGACGACCACAGAGATCCGAGACGCCTGCCTGCGGATCCAGGCGACGTGGAGCGACGACACCCGTGAGGATCGCCGGGTGACGAAGACACGGCACGTCAGCATTCAGCGGATCCCGATGGATCACGAGACGAAAGAGGCAGTTGGCTACGAGGGCAACCTAGCGGACCTATGGGAGCAGGACCGATGACCATGGCACCGAAGGGCCGCGAGGACGTGCTGCGTCGGATCGTCGTGGAGTACGGCCAGCAGTACGCCTACATCTACATGACCGACGGCAGCGGAAAACTCATCGACGAAGAGGTTTTCAAGCAGCCGTTTCGCCTAGACCGCAAGGACGCCTTCGAGGAAGCGAAGGACAGCTATGACGCTGCGTATGACTGGCTGAACGAGACGATCAATGTGACGCCACTGCAAGAGGATGCCGGGGGAGAGGCAGAATCCGATGAGGAGGACTAGCCATGCCCGACTACGGTGCCACGCCCCAAGAGCTCGAGCAGTACGGTAACGGCCTGAACCTGTGGCAGTCGCTGATGCTGCTGCAGCGATGGGCCCCGCTCATCGGCTACGGCCAGCGGTTCATGGCTGAGCCCGACCCGTACCGGCGTTCTCTCGTCGTGGCGGACGCCGTTGAGTGGCTGGCCGCACAGACGCACGCCAAGGTGGACGACCAGTTGGTGAGCAAGCTGGCCGCCGTGCTCAAGACGCCTGCGGGCGAGGATCTCGTGCGTTGGGTGATGTCGCAGGTGGAGGCCGTCCGGTGAGCCATGAGTCACTCGTACGCACCGCCGCCGTGGTGGCGGCAGCTGCTCTCCTCGCTGCGCCGTACCGGCAGCAGATCGCTGGGTACCTCGCTAAGGCCACCGAAGCCGCCAAGGCCAACGGAGCCCTCGCCGGCCGAATCGCCGCAGCGGCCCTCCTGATTGCCGCTGCCTGGGGCAAGGTGCCGATGCCGAGCCTGCCGAGCACGCCGGCCGTGCCGTCCTATCCTGTCTCGACGCCGAGTGATGAGATGCAGCGACTCGTGACGCCCGTGGCTAAGGCCCTGGCGAACCTGAACCCGGCCGACCGTGCCCTGTGGGCACAGACCTGGACGAAGGCTGGCGTGGTCGTGGCTGGTGACGCCGTTACGACCGAAGTGGCGTTCACGGATACCCGCTCGCTGCGTGCGTTCACCGCGCTGGCCTTGGACATCGCCTGGCGTCGGATCGGCCGGCACCAGCCCGGTGAGATCCCCGGCCTGAGGGACGCCGTCGAGGAGGCGTACAACGCCGCCGTCGGCCGAGACGTTGTGCCGGTGGATGCTTCCATGCGGCAGCGGTTCAAGGACTTCGCCGAGGCAGTCGCCTGGGCCGGCATGAACGGGGGCTGACCGATGGCCTTCGTGCCGCTCTTTGGCTACACGCCGGATCCGACAGGTGCCCAGGCGTTCGTGTCGTCTCTGCCCCGCCCGACGATGGCCGAGGCCGGGGCTGAGTTGCAGACCGCCAAGCACGACGTGTCGCTGTCGCAGTTGCTGCTGAAGAGCATGCCGGCGTGGAAGCGTGGTTCGCAGCCGATCGGCTCGTGCGTCGGCTGGGGCACGGCGATGGCCGTGGACATCCTGGCGGCCTGCGACATCTGGCTGCGGCGTGAGCCTGAGACGTGGGGCGGCCGGTGTATTGAGGGCGTGGTCTACGGGCTGTCTCGCGTCGAGGCCCGTGGGCTGTCCCGCAATGGTGGCGGTGACGGCAGCACGGGCTTTCATGCCGCCAAGGCCATCAGAGACTTCGGCACGCTGCACTACGGCCAGGACTACGGCGGGAAGCGTTGGGACCGCCAGCTAAGCGGCACCGAGGAGCGGACGCTTGGCCGGGACGGACTGCCGAGCAACCTCGAGCCCCATGCAGCCCAGCACAAGGTGGCTGAGGTCACGCTCGTGCGGGGTTTTTCGGACTGCGCAAAAGCCATCAGCAACGGCTATCCGGTGTACTTGTGCTCGATGCGTGGCTTCTCGATGACGTTCAAGCGAGACGCCAAGTACGGCGGGGGCTGGCTCACGCCCATGGGGACGTGGGCTCATTGCATGATGGCCTGCGACCTGCGGTGGGATCGGCCCGCCTTGCGGGTGCCTAACTCGTGGGGCGACTGCTACGACGGCCCGGTGGACGACAAGGCACCGCCAGCGTTCCAGCGGACATCGGGCTGGGTGGATGCGTCCGTGATCGACTCGATGTGTGCTGGCGGCGACTCCTACGCCGTGGCCGGGTTCAACGGCTTCCGGCCGTCGCTCATGCCAGAGGACTGGCTAGACGGGGTGCTCTGATGCGGTGGCTGCTTCCATTCGTGATCGTGTTCGTCGGATGCGTGCTCAGCATCCCCGACGACCAGGGCGTGTCTGCGGATCTCGCGTGCGAAGCGGCACGCATGGCGATGCAGATGCGGCAAGAGATTCGGCCGACGCCGACGCCCGACGCCGGCGAGTGCGAGAACTGCAACGGCACCGGCAAGGTGGGAGACGGACGCATCGTGCTCAAGTGCAGCGTGTGCGACGGCACCGGCAAGAAGCCCACGAGCGTGTGCAAGGACTGCCCGAAATGACCCGCCAGCAACTCATCGACGCCGTCTGGGCTGAGCTCCCTGCGAGCCGGTACCTGCTCGGCCGCAAGCGTGGCGAAAGGCTCATTGCCCGTGCCATCCGCAAGTGGCCCGTGCCGGTGCTGTACCAGTGCGATCCGCAGCAGACCGCCGTGGTGGGCCAGCACCTGGCCAAGAGCATCGAGCGGCAAGAGCGTGCCGAGTATGGCATGGGCTTCTTCGCCAGCATTATCTTGGCGGCCATCGTGTCCGAGATCGTGAAGATCCTGATTCGCCGCTGGCTGGAGAACCGTGTCGAGATGCTGGAGGCCTTGGCGTGACTGAGGCCACCAAGGAGACGCTCTACACGGCCCTGCGTGACTACGGCTTCTCGGTCGTCGTCGCCCTGGCGGCCGGCTGGGTGCTTCGCAATGACGTGTTAATCCCCCTCGTCGAGGAGCATCGGACGTTTGTGCGGAGCCTAAGCGAGACGCAGTCAGAGATCAGCAAGGCCGTCACCGAGCAGACCAAACTGCTGTACGAGATGAAGCACATGCGAGACACCCAATGAGCCCCATGAGCCCACGACTTCTGCGGCCGAGAGCGAGCGGATTTAATCCGAGGAGCATTGGCGGGCTCAAGCTGTGGCTGGACGTTGCCAATACGTCATCGCTCACGTTCAACGGTTCCACCGTGTCGCAAGTGAACGACCTAAGCGGAAACGGCTTCCACGCCACGCAAGGCACGGCGAACAACCAGCCGACGTATCAAGCGGCGGGCGCGAACGGAAAGCCGACGCTGTTTATAGACAGCAATGACACGATTACCTCCACGGCCACTGTTGCTGACTATGTGTTGACTCCAACGACAAATCCCATCACGACGATCATGTATGTGGGATACATGCCCACGCTTGCCAACTCTGGGAACATTACATTCGGTAGCGACAGCCAAGCAAACGGAAGGTTTTTCCTCTCCTTGTTTTTTGGTGGTGCAACCATGTTCTTTGATGTTGCCAATGCGTCTGGCGGCAGATTGAGCGCAACTTTGTCAGAGTCTGATTTTACGTCGCCAGTGGTGCTGACCGTGTTGCGTCATGGCGCAACCATGCGAGTACGCCGAAACGGCGTGACGATTGCTTCAAAAACAAATGCGTCAGGCAACTATTCCACGACAACTGCTGCGTTCCGCGTGCCAGAATCTACGACCAGTCAGCAGTACTTTTCTGAGCTGCTGGCTTACCAAGCGGCTCTATCGGATTCTCAGGTCGCTACGGCAGAGCGTGGCCTTGGCAAAAAGTGGGGGATCGCCGTCGCATGAGATACTTCCGCTGCGAGGCTGGCGACGAGGCTTATGAGCAGGCAAGGCTTGCCCTTGACGCTGCATGGGGCCACCCCAACACAGAGACACGCACCGTGACGTGCATCGACCCGGCGTCGGTCGCACCACGTGACGCTCAAGATCGCATCGTACTGGCTGTGAATGACGAGTTTGTGCAGTACCCGGCAGCATCGCAGATGCTGGGCTACATGCTAGGCATCGGAGCCGCTGTGGAGATCACGGCGGCTGAGTACGCAGCAGCGGTGAACGCTAGGCCCTAACTGCAAGACGTACGGGATTTCTCTATACGCTGAGACTCAGGCCACGATGCGGGCCAGACCCGAGCCTCGGAGATAGACCATGAGCCATGTGAAGATCAAGCGGTACGAGCGTGACGTGAGCATCGTGCTGCACAGCACCACCACTCTGGCCACCACGCTCAGGCTGGACGATATGGCTGGCGGTGTGGTGTCGCTTGGCACCATGAGCACCAACGCCACCACGCTGCAGACGTGGGGCGGCACCGCAGTTGATGGTGCGTTCCGCCGCATGTACGGGGCAGACGGCTCGGCCGCCGACATCACGCTGGCCCCCTCGAGCACGGACGGCAGGATCTACGCCCTGCCTGATGCGGTGTTCGCCGTGTCGTTCCTCAAGATCGTCTCGGCCACTACGAACAGCACAGGCACTCTCGGCATCGTCAGCCTGAAGAGCTAATGCCCCAACGCATCCCATGCCACAGGCCGCTGCGTCTGCGTGCGTCACGCCCACAGCGAGACGAAAGCACCAGGCCCAACGCGGCAGCCCGTGGCTATTGCTCAGTGGCCTGGCGTCGGCTGAGGCAGGCAGCCCTGATCCGTGACGCATGGCAGTGCCAGGACTGCGGACGCCTGTGCACGGACAAGCGTGAAGCCCAGGTAGACCACGTCGTGCCGAAGTCCAAGGGTGGGGCCGACGAGCTCGGCAACCTGCGGACGCTGTGCATCAGGTGCCACGCACGCAAGACGAACGCTGAACGCCGCAAGCCTACTTAGGGTTTGACAAACGCAATACCATGCGTGCACCAACAAGGAGGTGTTGCATGGCATGTCGGAAGTGTGGATCTTCGTGGCTTACAAAGACGGGTAAAGACTGCTCTAGTTGCCCTCATTGCTGCAAGCAGCAACGCTGCAAGGCAAGAAAGCAAGGCAGATGGAAGGAGTCCAGCGATTGCCAGAAGTCGTGTGCGGCTTGCGGAAAGCTGTTTTCCTCAACTCACAACAACCAGAAGTGCTGCGGTTCTGAGTGCCAGAAGGCCCACCGAGATCAATGGCTCGCGAAATGGCGACCTGATTACCAAAAGCAATACAAAGCCGGACGTAGAAGAGGCACGCAATCAAAAGCGAGTCGATTGCAATGCACTTGCCCGATGTGCGGCATATCCTTTAAGCGTCACGGCCCGAAGAAGTATTGCTCACGCGCCTGCTTTGCTGCTGCTCGCAAAGCCGGCATTCAGGCTTGGGATAGGACCGCCCAGACCGAGGCTACATGGCATAGAGGCGGCCAATGGAAAAACGCCCCGAGCAAAGCGCACATTGCAAGCGTGGACAAACTCTACTCCTGGCTTGCCAAGGCTTCTGCATTGTGCGGCAGGATGTGGAGGTTGCACCAAGAGCAAAGGCACTGTCATGTATGTGGCACTGCGTGCAATAGAGGAGCATCTCGATTCTGCTCGTATGAGTGCAACAAGGCGTGGCGTGGCGAGAGGCAGTGCTTATGCGGAAATACAGTCTGCGACGCATCCGCGTTTGGTCGTCCACCGCTATGCAAGGAGTGCATTCGGGAGTCTAGGCGTTTGCAGAAGCGAATGTATGGGAGTTACCGCAGACGCTGCAGGACGTATGGCGGACGCTACAACGCAGCTGTCAAGCCAAAGAGCGTGTTCGAGAGAGACAGGTGGCGGTGCCATGTATGCGGAAAGAAGACACACCAGAACTTCAGTGTTCACGACCCAAGGTCTGCAACTGTGGATCATCATCCAATACCATTGAGCAAAGGCGGCGACCACGATTGGCACAATGTTCGGTGTTGTTGCTTTCGGTGCAACAGCCTGAAGGGCGCAAAGTGGGATGGGCAGCAAAGGATTGCCTTTGCCTAGTCTGCATGGATTAGGCACTGTGACAGAGGGTGGTTCGGCGAATGCCAACCTCGTCTGTGGAATACCCGATGTTTCCCTCGCGCGTGCGCGTCCGCACATTTCCGCAGCGTTTTTGAGGTGGCCCGATGAAGCGAGGACCGAAGCCGATGCCCGAGGCCGCCAAGCGGCTGGCTGGCAACCGTGGCAAGCGAAAGATCCGGCCGGATCTGCCGGCACCGCCAGGCGTTCCCCCGATGCCGGCTCGGCTGTTGGTCGAACCGCTCGCCGTTGAGAAGTGGAACGAGTTCGTGCCGATCCTGTCTGGCCTCGGCACGCTGACGACTGCTGACGGCGAGGCGTTGGCCACTTTGTGCGAGGTGTACGCTGCCACGCAGGCGTGCCTGATGGAGCTCCGAGCCAGTGGTCCGGTGATGCACACCGACCTGGGCGGCGTGAAGCCCAACCCGGCCGGGCCCTTGTATCGTGGATTAGTGAGCCTGCAGGCGTCGCTAATGGGCGAGTTTGGGTTGACACCAACCAGCAGGACTCGGCTCGGTGCCAAGGAAGAAAAGCCAACCGACGAAGTCGAAGAGTTCTTCAAGCTCCACGGTGCCTGATCTCTGCGAAGAAGGGCAGCGGCGTTACCGCCGTGTCGTTCATTTCTTCGAGAACATCCTGCGGCACAGCAAGGGGCAGAACGCCGGCAAGCCGTTCAAGCTCCTGCCGTGGCAGCACCACGTCATGCGTGAGCTCTTTGGCCGACTCACGTCAGAGGGCATCCGCCAGCATCGAGTTGGGTACATCGAGCTACCCAAGAAGCAGGGCAAGAGCACCACGCTGGCCGGCATCGCTCTGTACATGACGGCGTTTGACTCCGAGCCGGGCGCCGAGGTCTACGGTGCGGCCTGCGACCGAGAGCAGGCGGGCATCATCTACCGTGAGGCGGCTTCGATGGTGCGAGCGTCGCCGGCTCTCAGCAAGCACCTTGAGGTGATCGACAGCCGCAAGACCATCATTCACAAGGCCAGCAACTCGTTCTACCGGGTGCTCTCGGCCGATGCGTTTCGGGCCGAGGGTCTGAACATCCACGCCCTGCTGTTTGACGAGCTCCACGCTCAGCGTGACCGGCGGCTATGGGACGCACTGCGGTACGGCGGTGCGGCTCGCCGGTCGCCGCTTCTGCTGTCGATCACTACGGCCGGCTACGACCGCAAGAGTATCTGCTGGGAGCAGCACGCATACGCCGAGCGGTGCATTGCGGACCCGTCTGTGGACCCGGCCTTCTTTGGGTGCATCTACGCCGCCTCGCCCGAGGACGATTGGAAAGACCCGAAGACGTGGCACAAGGCCAACCCGTCGCTGGGCGAAACGATCACGGTGGAGTCGTTCGCAGCCGACGCCCGTGAGGCCGAGCAGTCGCCGTCCAAGCTGAATAGCTTCTTGCGATACCGGCTGAACGTCTGGACGACGCAGGACGTGCGGTGGCTGTCGCCCGATGCGTGGGCGAAGTGCGGCGGCCAGTTGCGTGACGAGCTCGAGAAGCGTGAGTGGTACGCCGGGCTGGACTTGGCCAGCACCACGGACTTGTCGGCGCTTGTGCTCGTGAGCCAGGCCGACGACGGCACCTTCGACGTTCTGCCGTATTTCTGGGTGCCAGAGGTGAACGCAGCCGAGCGGACGCAGCGGGACAAGGTGGACTACATCGGCTGGATCCGTGACGGCTACATCCGAACCACTGACGGAAACGTTACGGACTACGAGGTGATCCGGCGAGACATTCTTGAGCTTTCCCAAAAGTTCAATATCCGGCAGGTGGGTATCGACAGATGGAACGCCACCATGCTCGCTACCGCCCTGCAAGGGGATGGGGTGAATGTGACAGGATTTGGTCAGGGCTACGCCTCAATGTCGAGCCCTGCAAAGCAGCTGGAGAACCTCGTGCTCTCGGAAAAGATCCGGCACGGCGGCCACCCAGTGCTGTCGTGGATGGCGGCGAACGTGGCGACACAGAGCGATTACGCCGGAAACATCAAGCCGAGCAAGCAGAAGTCAACGGAGCGGATTGACGGAATCGTGAGCCTCGTGATGGCACTTGGGCTCCACGCTACGGCGACTGCAAAGCCAGCAGACCAGTCCTGGGACATCATCACGCTATGAGCGAGACAGCCACCAACGACTACCGGATGCACGAGCTCCGTGGCATCGACTGGAGCGAGATGGGCGGTGGCCGCACGTCTTCGGGCATCCGGGTGAACGCCGACACGTCGATGGCCTGCTCGGCCTACACGGCGTGCATCCGTGTCATATCGGATTCGGTATCGTCGCTGCCGCTGCACCTGTACGAGCGGGTGACGACGGGCGGCAAGCGTAAGGTGCCCGAGCATCCGCTGTACCGCCTGCTGCACACGCAGCCAAATCCGTGGCAGACGGCTCAGGAGTTTCGGGATTGGATGACCGGGCTCTACCTGCACTACGGCGCGTCGTACGCCGAGAAGCGGCCCGGCCCCCGTGGCACGGTCGGCGAGCTCTGGCCGCTGCACACGTCACGCATGGAGGAGGAGCGGATAGAGAACGGCCAGATTCGCTACCTCTACCGTGAGCCGGATGGCCGGCAGACGGTGTACCGCCAAGAGCAGATCTTCGCCCTGCGGTACACGACGAGCGACGGCATCCATCCGATTCCGACGTACCGGCTGTTTCAGAACGCCATCGGCCTGGCTCAGGCGTTGGAGGCTCACGGGGCAACGTACTTCGGAAACGGTGCCCGGCCTGGCATCGTGCTGGAGTCCGACAACCCAATTCCCGTAGAGGCTGCCGAGCGTCTGCGTGAGCAGTGGGAGCGGATGCACCGTGGTGCGGATCGAGCCCACCGCACTGCGATCCTCCCCAACGGCGTGAAGGCCCACGAGCTCTCGCAGAGCAACGAGGCGGCGCAGTTCTTGGAGACTCGCCAATACCAAGTCATTGAGATCTGCCGGGCGTTTCGTGTGCCTCCACACATGATCCAGAGCCTGGAACGCAGTACATACAACAACATTGAAGTGCAGGGCACCGAGTTCGTGCAGCACTGCCTGCTGCCGCATCTCAAGCGGTGGGAAGCGGCCATTGCTCGTGACCTGATCGACGACGACGAGACGTACTTTGCCGAGCACAACGTAAGCGGCCTGCTGCGTGGCGATCATGCGAGCCGCTCGGCCTACTACGTCTCGGCGATCCAGAACGGGTGGATGAGCATCAACGAAGTGCGTGAGATGGAGAACCTGAACCCGCTCGGCCCCGAGGGCGACAAGCACTTCATTCAGCTGAACATGACCACGCTGGAGAAGGCTGGCGAGGAGCCGCCTGCACCGGAGCCGGTGGCCGAGCCGCCGGTGGTGGTCGAAGCCGAGGACAGCCCGGCCGACGAGCTCGAGGACGACGCCGAACCAGAGGAGCAGACCGATGGAGATTGAACGCCGGTGCCTTGCATTTGACGAGGTGCCCGAGGCCGACCTGACGCTGGAGACTCGTGCCAACGGCATGCAGGTCATCGCCGGGTACGCTGCGGTGTACAACCGCCTCAGCCTGCCGCTGCGTGAAGGCTCCACGGAGTTTCGTGAAGTCATTCTGCCGGGTGCGTTCGACAAGATCCTCAGCCGGCAACGTGGCAAGCAGGACACGGTGGCCCTGCTCAACCACAACTCTGACCTGATTCTCGGCCGCACGTCGTCTGGCACGCTCGAGCTCGCCAGCGACGGCAAGGGGCTGCGGATGGAGATTGTGCCGCCTGACACTCAGGTGGGCCGTGACACTCTTGAGCTCGTGCGTCGTCGTGATCTGCGTGGGGCGTCGTTTGCGTTCACTCTCGACTTGCGCTCTGGCGAGCAGTGGACCAAGGACGACGAAGGCCCGATCCGCCAGATTCGTGAGGTGCGGCAACTCTACGACGTTTCCGTAGTGCTCACGCCCGCCTATCCGGCAAGCAGCGTCGGCGTGGCCATGCGTTCCTATGAGGCATGGCTGGCGTCACAGGGCGAGCCAGCGGCCCCGCCTGCCGTGCGTTCGGCCATGCGTGGCGTCGCCCAGGCGTGGGCCGCCATGCTGAGGCTCCGCAATGTCTGAGGCCCGCTGCACCTGCGGCGAGAAGTTGCGGTGCCGCTCTAGTCGTGCCTGCGGCGACGAACGGCAGCGGTATCTGCGTTGCCCACGGTGCGGTGCTCGTGCGGTGGCGTTTGTCAAAACAACAGTTTCTCAAATGAGGTTCTGCAAGAGGCCGGGTGCGTAGCGGCACAGTGGACTCCATCGGCAATCACGCCGCTGGAGATCACACATGGACCGCCTCTCGACTCTTCGCGCCGAAGCCAACGACGTTGCCGAGCGGATCGACTCGCTCACGGCCCTGCAGACCGACAACCAGGCTGATCTCGAGTCCCGTGATGCGGAGCTCACCGGCCTGACCGAGCGGGCCCAGAAGCTCGCCGCCTCGATCGACTTCGAGGTCAAGGTGGTCGAGTCGGCCAAGAATCTCCGCAGCGTTGCCGAGCGTTGCTCGCCGGCCCCCGAGGTGCGTGCGGTCGAGAATCGCATCGAGCCGGTGCGGGACGGCCGCAAGCTCAAGGCGTTCCGCTCGCACGAGACGGCGTACCGTTTCGGCATGTGGCTGCGTGCCAAGTTCGCCGGCGACGACAACGCCCGGCGGTGGTGTGCTGACCACGGCGTCGAGAGCCGCACGATGGTCGAAGGCGTCAACAGCACCGGCGGGTTCAGCGTGCCGGACGAAGTCGCTGGGGAACTTCTGCGCAACGTCGAGACCTATGGAGTGGCCCCCACGGCCCTCCAGAACTTCTCGATGGCGTCGGACACGCTGATGATCCCGAAGCGGCTCACCGGCGTCACCGGTGCGTGGCTCGGCGAAGGCAGCGAGTTCACCTACAGCGACATGACCGGCACGCAGGTGCAGCTGGTCGCTCAGAAGTTCGGCGTGGCCACGAAGATCAGCAACGAGCTGTGGGCCGACGGCGTGGGCATTGCGGACCTGATCGCCCAGGAGCACTCGCTGTCGGTGGCCAAGGCCCTCGACGAAGCGGTCTTCACCGGCACTGGCACCTCGGCCTTCGGCGGCCACCACGGCGTAACGGTCAAGATCGACACCGCCCCGTTCACGGCCAGCGTGGCGACGGCGGCCAGCGGCAACAACTCGTTCGAGACGCTCGACAAGGAAGACTTCCTTGCCGTGCTCGCCAAGTGCCCCCGCTACGCCCTGCCGGGTGCCCGGTGGTACATCTCGCCGGCCGGCTACCACGCTGCGATGCAGCGGCTGGATCTCGGCCAGGGTGGCAACGCCAGCGTGGCACAGGGCTTCGGCCTGACGTTCCTCGGCTACCCTGTGACGCTCGTGCATGTGATGAACAGCACGCTGGGCACGGATGCGTCGAAGATCAAGGTGCTCTTTGGTGACCTGGCGATGGCGGGTGCCCTCGGCCTGCGTCAGGGTTACGCCCTGCGTGTCAGCCAGGAGCGGCTGGTCGAGTATGACCAGACCCTCGTCACCGGCATCGTGCGTGCCAATGCGGTGTTCCACTCGCTCGGCTCGACGACCGAGGCGGGCCCGGTGATCGCTCTGAAGACGGCGTCCTGAACCTAGTACCTTCCACGGAGAACTGCTCCCATGATCCAGATCGCAGCGACGAAGACGGACGCCAAGGCGGCGGCGAGTGTGGCGGCCTCGGCCACCCACAGCCACGAGATCGACACCCTCGGCTTCGAGTACGTTTCCATCGACGTGGTGTACTCGCCGTTCACGGCGACCACCAGCAATGCGGCTCCGGTTCTCCGGCTGACGCAGCACGACGTGACCGGCACCGGCCAAACGAACATCAGCGGGTTCGTTGGCGGCACCGACTTCACCGTGGCGGCTGGCACCACGACCGGGGCGGCCGTTGGCCACGTCGCCCGGTTCAACGTGGACATGCGTGGCAAGAGTCGGTATCTGACGCTCTACACCTCGCCGGGCAACACGGTTGCCATCTCGAGCGTGGCCCGTCTGGGCCGTGCCGAAGAGGCTCCGTTCTCGGCGGCCACCAAGAACGTCGGCACGCTCGTCAGCGGCTGATCGCTTGACACATGCGGCACAGTGGACGGCTGGCAGGGCTCTACGCTCTGCCAGCCGTTTCCATTTGAGGGGCCACAATGCTCGTCCGTGTCGGTGACACGCAGGTAGATATCCGAGTCGAGGCCGTGCTGTCGATGCCCCGGCTGGGGTTCACCAGCAACTTCTTTGCCTGGGCCCAGGCCCTGATGCCGCTGGGCATCCGGCCGACGCTGGGCACGGGCTGCTTCTGGGACCAAGTGAACACCCGGGTCTTTGAGCAGTTCATCGACAAGGCCGAGTATCTGCTGGCCATCGACTACGACACGTTCTTTACGAAGGAGGACGTGGAGACGCTCTTTGCCATGGCGATGACGTTTCAGTGTGACGCCATCACTGGGCTGCAAACCAAGCGTGAAGACGGCCGCCCCATGCTCACGCTCAAGGGCACGCTGGATTCGCCGCCGGATGCCGGGCACACGAGCCTGCCACCGTCGTGGTTTGCCGAGCCGATTCAAGAGGTGGACACGGCCCACTTCGGCCTCACGGTGATCAGCACCGCCGCACTCAAGCGAACCAAGAAACCGTGGTTCTGGTCGAAGCCAGACCCCGAGGGTTCGTGGGGCGACGGCCGGCTAGATCCCGACATCTGGTGGTGGAAGAACTGGCGAGAGAGCGGCAACCGGATCTTCGTCTCGCCCCGGGTCGTGCTGGGACACGGCGAGTACGTCGTGACGTGGCCGGGCCGCAACCTGACCACGCCCGTGTTCCAGTGGGCTAACGACTTCACCGCTACGAGCAAGCGGCCCGAAACTGCATGGAGGGTGGGGGAATCATGAAGATAAGGATGCTGATGAGCTACCGGCACTACAAGCGTGGCCAGGTGCTGCCGGACGTTCCCGACGGCATGGCGAACGATTGGATCAGCCGAGGCATCGCCGTCGAGGACAAGCAGCAGACCATCGAGACGGCGGCCATCGAGCACCGGGCCGAGACGGCCGACGCCACGCCCAGGAAACGAGGACGCCCCCGTGCAGTACCGCAGCCTGACCAGAGCGACGCCGCCGGCGGTTGAGCCCGTCTCGGTATCCGAGGCCAAGGCCCATCTGCGTGTGGACATCAGCGACGACGATTCCTACATCTTGACGCTGATCACGGCGGCCCGTGAGTGGTGCGAGCAGTACCTGGACCGCACGCTCATCAACACGCAGTGGACGATGCGGCTGGACTCGTTCCCCTACGAGATCGAGCTACCCCGGCCGCCGATTGCCACGAGCGGCACAGCCACGGCGGTGTCGCTCACCTACACGCTGGGCGACGACTCGACGGCCACGCTGTCCACGACGGCGTACCGAGTGGACCGCAACTCGACGCCTGGCGTGGTGCGGCAGCTGCGTGCCGGGACGTGGCCGGCGAACCTTGACGACTACAACGCCGTGGCTGTGACGTGGTGGGCCGGCCACGGGGCCAGCGGCACGAGTGTGCCGGCCGCCATCCGCCACGCCATCCTGATGCTCGTTGGCCACTGGTACGAGGCACGCTCCAGCGTGCTCACCGGCACCATCAGCAAAGAGATTGAGTTTGGCGTGAAGTCACTCCTCGACTCGCAACGCTGGGGATCGTACCGATGAGCGTTGAAGGCCGCATCACGGTGGACGCCTTGTTCCACGACAAGGACGGCACCAACGCAATCAACGTGCTGTCACTAGCGCGGTCCGGCTCTTCACTGCAAGGCAAGTGTGCCTATGTGTCTGGCATTGTCGGCACCGCCGCAGTAACGGTTGCAGTCAGCCCCAGCACGTATCGAGATTCCTCCGGCAGCCTTGTGTCTTTTACTGACGTGGAGCGTGTCGTGTTTTCCTGTAGCACCAGGTGTCAAGTGGCAGAGGCTTCTGGCAGTGCGCTGTCTATCTGCCCAGCCAATCACGCGATTGTTCTTGGCACAGAGCAGGGGGGCCTCGACGGCATCGTGGTCGGCCCGTTGGGGGCTGGCACGGCTTCGTTTGAAATGGTGCTCTACGGCGTATGAGCATCGACGGCCGCATCACTGTTGACGCCCTTTTCCACGACACGTCTGGCACGGCCAGGCTCAAGGTGCTGTCGCTGCAGTCCGTCACCGGGTACACGTCTGGCGAAGTGGTGGCCGTCACCGGCACCGCCGGCACCTCGGGCGTGTCCATCAACTTCGGCCAGTACCGCAACGCCGCCGGGACGCTTGTGTCGCTGGGCTCGCCGCTCAAGCTGGCCTTTGCGTGGAGTGGCTCTAGCCGCCGCATCCTCAACGACGGCGGCGACGATGCGTGGCGGCTCATATCGTCTAACGGCGAGGTGGCCGTGACGCAGATGGCCGACAGCGAGCCCGTGCCGATGCTGACGGCTGGGGCTGGCACTGGCACCTACACGCTGATCCTGTGGGGGCCAGACTGATGGACTCCGGCCGGCTCAGAGAGCGTGTGACGGTGCAGCAGGCCACGGACAGCCGCACGCCGCTTGGCGAGGCTACGCAGACGTGGGGCACGTTTGCTGAGCGTTGGGCCAGCGTCGAGGGCATCTCGGCTCGTGAGTTCTTCCTGCAGGGCCAGCAGCAGACCGAGGCCAGCCACCGGGTGCGGATGCGGTATCTCACCGGACTCACGCAGCAGATGCGTCTGCAATGGCGTGGCCGCACGCTGGAGATCGTCAGCATCCTTGAGCACGGCAACCGCACCGAGCACGAGCTGCTGTGCCAGGAGGCGATCTAGTGGCCTTCATCTCCATCACGGTGGACTCCACCGACTTGAAGTCGAAGACCGAGCAGCTGCGAAACCTGTTCGGCCAAGACGGCCGTGCGGGGCTTGCTGCCACGCTGGAGGCGGCGCTGGAGAAGGCCATCTGGCCGGCGTACCTGCGGCTGCGTGAAGTCACGCCCGTGGGCCCCACCGGCAATCTCAAGCGGGCCGCCGACTACAAGACGGTCCCGTATCCCAAGAGCGGTGCCGCCGTTGGGCTGATCGGCTACCGGCAGTCTCAGAAAGAGCGTGGCACCGCCACCGCTGGCAGCGTGCGGATTGGCAAGGAGCGGGGCTTTCATCAGTGGTGGCTGGAGTTCGGGACGAAGGATCGAGTCGTCACCAAGCTCTCGGACAAGCCATACCAGCGAAAGTCGCACACCCGCCGCATGAAGTCTGGCAAGGTGGCCACCGTCAGTGCCCACCAAGTGAAGGGCCAGGGGGCCGTTATCGCATCGAGCCTGGCCGCCCGTGGGCCGTTCGACATCAACGCCGACGGCAGCAAGTCGCAGCCCTACGCCTTCTTCATGAAGGGCAAGAAGGGCCAAGGGGCCATCCGCCTGCCGGGAGTTCGGCCGGGTGGTGTGGCTGGCCGCCCGCCCGTGCAGACCGCCTTCGAGCAGACAAAAAACCAAGTGGCCGAGATCCTGCGGCGTGAGCTGAGCATCTCGATCGAGGCCGCCATCTCCAAGATTACGCAGTCCAGCACCGGCACCATCAGCGGCATCATCGGAGGCTAGTCACCATGCCACTCAAGTCACCTGAGCAGCTGCTGGCAAACGCCCTGGTGGCCGACCCCGCCGTGGCCTCTGTCGTGGGCCAGCGTGTGTACCCCGTCGTGGCACCGGCCTCGGCGGATCTGCCGTTCATCACCTGGCGTCGCACGGGCATCCAGCGGACGCAGACGCTATCCGGCCCGATGGGAATGGGCGTCGTGCTGCTGTCGGTGGACGTGTACGCCGAGACGTACGGCGAGGCCCGGGACATCGCCGACCGATGCCG